ACCGCATACAAGGCGAACTGGGAGTACTGTTGAAAGTTTGTTCCAACGCGAGGTGTAATTGTAATGCTTGTTATCGCACTTGTACTTAACCAAGCCGCGCTATTTAAGGCTATACTGCCTGTTCCATTACCGTCCCAACCGGCTAAATTCCTAATTGTTTTGTTTTTGTTCGTATTTGCATAATCTAAAATGTCTAAAACCGTAGAACCAAAAACATTTGAACCACCCGTAGAGCCAACAATGATTCCCGTACGAGCAGCAGTTTGAGAAGTAGAAGCGTAAGCCTGAGCACTTGAGCCATCGCCTATAAGTTGATGCCAAGAATAATTAGAACCTGAATCTGAATTAAATCGCATATTAGCATCAGATGCTTGGCTGTTAAAATCATCTCTAGCAATCCATCTAATTTGTAAATGGCTATAAGTGTTAGGAATGTTTGTGAATGAAACGCTAGAAGCACCAGCGGCACCAACGGTGACTACCTGCAATGGGAACATTGCGCCGGTATCCGCTACTGCGGTTTGGCGTGAAGAAGCAATAACTCCAAGAATAGGCATTAGGAAATATCTCCTACTACATACCAAGTATCAGTTCCGGTCTTGATAAGTGTCGCTGAGGAATTCTGTGCGCGTAGTTTAGGCGCGGTTGCTGTTGCTCCGGTGCTATTTACAGTTACACCGCCAGCGCCTTGAACTGTTAATTGACCCGCGCCGGTTTGAATAATTGTAATTTGAGTTCCAGTAGGAAACGCTACGGTTGCGTTTGTTGGAATCGTGATTGTTCCTGCCGTTGCGCCGTTGCTTGCTAAAAGAATATCGCCTTGGTCGCCAAGAGCCAGCGTATAAGCATTAGTTGTAAAGGTTGGAGTCAAAAGTGTTTGAGTGTAAATAAGACCGGTTGCGGTTTTATTTGTAAGTGTTTGAGTACCGGTTAAAGTCACAACAGTTGAGTCAATTGAAAGCGTGACCGTACCGCTTGTGCCGCCTCCTGTTAATCCGGTTGAGGCTGTAACTCCTTCAATATCTCCTGCGCCTGTATAGGCTAAAGAATTCCATGCGGTTGAACCATTACCAATTTTGACTTTACCGGTATCAGTTTCATAACCCCATTCGCCAGCGGCGAGAGTTGGGTTCGCGGAAGTCCATTGTGCGGCGGTTCCTCTGCGGGTTTGAATTTGTGTTACTACTGCCATTATGGAGTACCCCCGTTTACTGTCTGAGTTGCCGCAATATCAGGAGAGTAACCACCTTGATATGGAGCAATACTATCAAAGGCTCCACCGTCTATCTCGGTTAGAACCGTGGTTGTTGAAACTAATTGCCAAGCCGCTCCGTCATAAACCTTGAGGCCTTGCGAGGTATTAAAATATAAATCGCCAGCCCTAAGAGTAGGCGTAGATATATCTGAGGCAGATACCGGGACATTTGTAGGCGTTAAGGCTAAACGACTCACGAAATATCACCCATGACTAGCCAATTATCTATTGAAGTTTGTACTGCCGTCAAAGTGCTGTATTGAGCGCGAGTTTTAGGCGTTGCCGCTGTTGCGCCAGTTGATACCACGGTTACACCGCCGGCTCCTGACGCCGTGACTTGACCGGCTCCTAATTGGGCCATGTTGATTTGAGCGCCAACGGGATAAGCAACGCTTGAATTCAATGGAATAGTCACAGCGATAGCGGCCGCATTTGTGAGCGTGACAAGTTTTCCATTATCCGCTAGAACGGTTGTGTAAGTCGTTCCAGTTTGAGCGTTTATACCCAAGTTGATTAACGGAGAAGTAAGAGTTTTGTTTGTGAGCGTTTGCGCTGTTGAAAGGTCTGCGGTAACGGAAGTGTCAATTGAAAGCGTAACCGCGCCTGATGAACCCCCACCACTTAAACCGGTGCCGGCTGTAACGCTTGAAATGTCACCGGATTCAGGAATGTTTGTTGTTACCAATACGCGAGTATCGGTAATGTTTCCTGAGTTGATTGAAAGAACTGCCGCACCTACGGCGATAGTCGCCAATGAAATTGAGTTTGCGGGTGTAACGGGAGCAACCGGAGAACTAGCCGGAGTTCCTGCGATTACTTGTAGAACTACATTGTTTGTGGACCCGGTGTAGTACGCGTCATTAACGGTCATTACGACACGGTCAATACGAGGATTAGTTGGGTCGGCTGTTGCGATTGTTAAAGTTACTTGAGCGTCATTGTAAGCAACATAAGTTCCCATGTTTGCTTGGGTGGTTCCAACAATTGCGGCCCAACCACTAGCAACAAGAACGGACATACCTACCGGTGAGTTAGCCGTAACCGCAAGAGAACTTGAGTTGATAATTCCAGTTGTAGCCCAAAGAGCCTGAGTCGTTAAACGGTCATTTTCAGCGGGGTGAGAGCCGTTCTGTAACCACGAAGGGGGTGTGCGTAATGCCATTTATGCTCCTAAATGAACGCTGAGTTCCATGTTACCGTACCGCCGGTTAATCCTACGGTTGTAGAACCAGCGTCACCCGTTAGATAGAACAAGTTGTTCCCGGGTTGAGCCGAGAACCACTCACCCGAAATTAACAAATTTCGGGCCGGACTACCGTTTAGGGTAATGAGTTTATTATACAAATCCACCCTCAATATATCCGTGTTGGTATATGTTCCGGTGAAATAAAGGGCCGCGTTTTGAGTTTGATTGCCCAAAACAGGGTTTGTGATAGGTCCGTTGATTTCAATGACCGGATAAGTGGTTGCCCAACCGGTGTTAGAAATCGTGGTCGTGATTAAAACTGAACCGCCGCCATAAACAAGATTATAGACACGATTATAGGTACGACCGCCGGGTGGGGTGTAATCAAGGCTCGCTGTCTGCGTGTTTTCATTGTAATAAGCGGGGTCAGGACAAAAAAACTCTACTTGAGAAGTAATAAATCCGTAAGTGTAATTAGGGTCTACGGTAGTTCTAAGGCCACGAACACGAGCGTTGATAAATTGAGTTTCATTAGGCGGTAGATAAAAATAAAGAGGTGTCGTGCCGCTTGTCTGCGGTAATAACTTTCTTTGAATAGCGTTGAAGTTTTCTTGAGCCGTGGCTGTATTTGTGCCAAAAGTATTGAAAATGATACTTATGGTTCTGCCACCGTAAAAATCTTGACCGGAAAACATGCCGTCTGCGAAACCACGGTTGTCATCTTGATTACGAATACCGGGTAAACCTTCGAGGCCGTCTACGCTCAATATTTGATAAGGGGAACCCTCGCCGCCAAAAGTTTGACCGTTAAACGAAAAAGAATATTGAACTGTTAATACTGTCATTACCTAGCCCTCATCGCTATCTGTTGAGCAGTTAATTTAGGCGGAGAAATTACTTGGGTACGGGCCGCAATTGAAGCCGCTCCAATGGCTCCGCTTTCTTTAGACGCGAGCGCGGTTGGGGCGGTAGGCACCACGACATTTCCAAACTTAATTGCGTTGATAACGCTGTTTGCCGTATCTGTTGGGTTGGTCAAATTGACTCCTGTGACATTTACGGTCGTGCTAGAACTTGTGCTAGGCGTTGTTGTAACGGTACTTGAAGTCACCGGGGTAATTGGGGTATATACAGGAGCGCTCGCCACCGCTAATGACGCTGAAGCCGCCGCCAATTGGGCCATAAGAGCCGCAACCTCAGCCAACTTACGCTTGAGTTCATCAAGTTTCTTTTGGGTGGACGCGTTGATGTCGTCAATGGCTTTTTCGTATGCCTTTTGAGCGTCAATGAGAGCCTTTTGTAGTGTTGCTTGGGCCTCAGCGAGTCCCTTGTTTAGTTCCTCTTGAGCCTTACGGCGTGACTTTTCTAGTTCCGCTTGGGCTTCAGCCATGCCCTTATCAAGAGCCTCTTTAGCCTTGACCCGGGCTTCTTGAAGTTCACGCTCAGACTCAGCGATAGCCTCACGCATATCGTTGTAAGCCTCTGTGAGTTTGTCAGTACGAGTCTTAGACGCTTCCGCCATAGCCGCGTCAAACGCCGCTTGTTGTTGCGCCATATTTTGCGTGAGTTCGCGGTCTACTTCATTAAGGGCCTGTTTGAGGTCTACGGCGACTTCGTTGTAAGCATCACGAAGTTCTTGGGTAGCCAAGTTGGCACCGGTGTTCATTGACTTGGCGAGCGCGTCAAGGCCGGTGTTGGAAACCGTTTCCATAGCAACAAAACTCTTTTTGAGTTCGTCAATAGTTTCCGGTGAAGCGTTTAGAATTGAGTCGGCTAATGAACTACCGACTTCAGGACCAGCGGATACAACTTGCTCAATGAATGTTTGACTAAACCCTAAGCCCTGTAATTGACCCGCTTTATCTGCGAGAGTTTTTGCGGCATTAAGTTTATTCTTGAGGTCAGCGAGTATCTGCTCACCGGTAGCGCCCTTACCAAACGCTTCGGCTACGCTAAAACCGGTTTTAGAAGCAAACGCACTCCGTAAACGGTTAATGGATTGTTGAATAATCCCGGCTTGTTTTTCAGCCGCTTTTTGAGTGAGGTCAGACGCTTTTTCTGCGGCGTTAGCACGAAGTTCAGTAAGTTTGTCCTGTAACGATTTTTCAAGGTCAATTTTTTTCTTATTGAACTCTTGGTTGATTTTGATAACTTCTTCGCCATAGCGCTTAGTAGCCTTGGTTTCCGCTTCTTTTTGACGCTTAATTGCCTCGTCAATTTGGTCAAGATAGCGTTCATCAAGGTCGGCTTTACGCTCATTGAAACGCTCTTGAGCCGCGGCCATTTGCTCGTTATAGCGTTCATTAAGGTCAGCGACTCTTTCGTTATATCTTTCTTGAGCCTCAGCCATGCGCTCATTACGAGTTTCAAGAGCCGCTTCGGCTTTTTCGTTAGCCTCTTTTATGACATCGTTCATGTCACGATAAATGTCTTTGACTTTCTTTTGATAGTCAGCGAGTTTTTTCTTTTCTTTTTCACCTAAACCGCCGCCACCTTTGCCGCCTTTACCGCCGCCGGCGAATGGGTCACCCGCGGTACCGTCACCGGTCATAGATATATTACCCATGCCCTTGAACCCTGATTTAAGGTCCATTAGATTTTTACTTGCTATTTTTACTTTGTCACTAATACCGTCTAAGCCGTTGCCTATACTTTTAGCCCAACCCATGCCCGGGATTTTTCCTAACATTGAGAAAAACTTGCCGGCAATTTCAGACAATTTGGCAAACCCATTCATCACAACTTGTGCCACTTTGATTACAACCTCACGGAAAGTTTCACTTCGTTTCCACGCGTACACAAAACCAGCGCCAATTAAAGCGAGCGCCGTAATAATCAAGCCTAAGGGGTTTGCCCTCATGGCCGCATTTAATCTAAGCATAGAGGCCGCGAGGCCGTTTGTAGAGGCAATACTCGCTAATTGTTGGCCTTTCATGAGCGTTGTGGCCACCGTATAGGCTTGTGTAGCGATTTTTGTGGTAACTAATATTCCTTTGTATAACTTAAACGCTGTGTAAGCACCGCCGACTATGATTGTAAATACTTTGAGCGCTCCGTAATTTTCCTTGAACCATTTAGCCATGGCGCGAAGTCCCGGTATTAAATCATCACTAATAAACCGGCTCAATTGGTCAATAAGCGGTAGCAAGGCCTCTCCAATATCGCCTTTGAGTTTATCTAAATCGTTGATAGCCGCCTGTAATGGATTATTGTCACGGAGCGTTTCATTAAAGCCTTTATAGGTTGAATCCAATACTTTAACGATTGCCGCGGCTCGCTCACTTTCTGTTCCTGATGAAATTTGTTTCTTGGTTGTTTCATCAAGTACGAATCCAACTCGTGTGAGTGAAGCGAAGTTTCCATTCAATGCTTGTGCGAGGCTGTTGGTCATTTGACGGTAATCGTCTGCGCTCGCGGCCGCACCTTTTTCAGCGGTGACATAATCAAGAATCGCCGGGGTAAGTTTGTTAATAGTTGAGGCTTGTAAATCAAAAGTCGCTAACTGTGATTGTGCGACAATGATGTTGTCTTTACTTACAACACCTACGGCCTCAAGAGCCTCGGCTTGGCCTATAAGCGCTTGTATTTGAGCCTCTGTGCCACCGTTTGTATTGCGTAGAAGCGTTGCTAACCGTTCTTGAGCGTTGCTTGCCTCATTGGCGGCTGTAATACTTTCACGAAAAAACGAAATAATTTGAGTACCGGCGAAGGCAATACCAAGGGTCGCACCGACTTGTTTTATTCTATCCATGAACTTAGTCATGCTTGAACCGGTTTGTTCAACGCTATTGTCAAGACCTTTTAAGGTGTTCTGTGCGTCTGCTAAGCCTTTTTTCAACGAGGCTACATCAGCCTGAATCTCTACAAGAATCGGGGGTAGTGCTGAAGCCATTATTGCCCCTTCATCTTTCTAGCGAACGCTTGAGTAAAGACTCGGTTGAGTGTGCCGTTCTTCCTCAAGGTGTCCGCGGCCGGCCCTAGATATGGGTATTTTACTCCGGATTTCCAGCGAGATGAGCCGAGTTCAACAGCACGAGCATATTCAGCGTAAGCGCCTACGGTCGCGACATAACTGCCAAAACCATATTTAACATCTGTGCGAATACTTCTGCGAAGGTTTCCAGTAACAACATTTGGGCCGGGGCCAGTTCCGGGGATATGTCCTTGACCGCGTTTATGTGTTCCGGTGTTTGCGTTGAGTTTGGCTTGACGCTCTACGGCTAAACCGGCCATGGCTACCGCATATTCAGCCGCGAATTCCATGTTCTCCGTGAATTTATCCCAACCCGCCATTACTGCCGCGAGGTTGCGAACAATTACAACGGCCACTACGACTTCTCCATTTTCTCGGCTTTTACTTGGTCAATGGTAGCGCCAATCGCGAGCAACCAATCGGCCGTATATGCCGGTAATTCATTTACTTGCTCAGGCGTCCAACCGAAACGCTCCGCCATAGCGTAGTAAAACCATTCTTCATCAGGATACTCAAACTCAGGGTATCTAGCCCCGCCTTCAAGTTGCCATTTTAAGCGTTGGAGTTTTCGGTACTCGCTTTTGGGTCTTTGACGGTTTCCTCAGTTTCCTTGAGGTTTGGGTACAAATACTTTTGTGCCTCTTTAGTTTCCTCAACCAAGAAGTCGTAATCTGCCATTTCCAATTCGTCAAGTGATTCCATTTTCGCTGAAGGTATAATCAAATCAAATGACCAATCTTCAACGAGCATGCTAATTAGAGCGTCACTTAACGCGAGCGCTTTTGCGAGGTCGCCTTCAACTTGGTCTACCGTTGTCATGAGTCTGCGGCGGTCTTTCACGCGTAGTGTTTTAGGGTCACGGAAGGTGACGGTTGCGCCGGACGGGAGTGTGAGTTTTTTTGACATGTTTGCCTTTCCTAGTTTGCCTTCCTTTATCTTACATTATGGCGAGTAGGGGCCGGAGCGGGAAGGCGGGCGCTCTAAACTGAATAAACAGTACAGCCCCTACTCTTGAACTAATTAGGCGTAGGTTCCTGAAGCCTTAGCGTTCTTCAATACCCATTTGATAGGTGCGAAGCCGCCGCTAGAACCTGCGTCTGTGGTGTTTGCTTGGCCGTTGATGTCTACGGATACGGTCACGAAATCTTGACCGCGCTCAATAGCCGCCGCAACATACGCACCCTTTGTGATTGTCGCCTGAAGTTGTAGTTCATTGGCGCCGGAACCATAGTTCCAATTCAACACAAGAGCGGGTTGTGTGTTGGTCAAGAAGCGGGTTAGTTCGGTGTCATTCTCCATTACGAAGTTCAACTTACCGGTAACTTCCAATGCTCCAAGGAAAATTTGATATGGATTTTGTGTGCTACTGATTCCATAGATAGGTGTTACTGGACGCTTGAGGTCAATGTTTCCTTCAATGGTGTAAGACACAGCAGAGCCACCGATTGACACGGTGCCACGCCATACCGGGGTCGGTAGGACGGTGCTAAATGAAGGTGTAGGTGTTGAAACGGTCGCGGAAGCCCAACCAGTTCCTTTAGCGTCATACTCCAACATTCCGTCTGCGTTGAACTTCAACGAGAAGTCATGAATTTGGATACCGGCATACGAACGGACATTCGCCGCGTAAAAATCGGTAAGTGTGTATGAAATTGGTTGTGCGTCTGCGCCAGTAGCCGCCGCGTTCAATAGCGATACGGTGTGGGTATAAGGTGCGCTTGAACCAGTGGTAGCAACAGAACCCATGATTCCGGCAATTGGATAACCAACGGTGTCAGCGAATACATGTCCGCCGAAATCAAAAGTTGAACGAGTACGACCCGGAATGTAGTTGTAGTTTGTAACCATTGAACCACGAAGGCCGGTGTCATAGAGCGGGTCAATTATGTCTACGGGCTTTAGGCTATCTACCATGACCGGGATAAAGTCCGTAGGTGCTACGGCTGTTCCCTTAGTTGCTTCTTTAGCGATACCTAAATAACTGCGTACGGAATTTTGTACAGCCATTTATTCACTCTCCTGCTTTCTTGTCTGACGCGGCAGACGGGGTTGATTGTGGTGTTACTTGTGGTTTTGCCGCGCCACCTTGTACGAAATCAGGGTGGCTAAAACCTTCAGGCGCTTCTACGACATCGCCCGGTTTGACAATTCCAAGCGCCGGGAACACGCGTTCCTCTGTGCCTTTGTATGTAAGTTTCATCATGCTCCTTATGCTTGAATCATCTCGGTCACATCAAATTCTAGCGAAGCGAAGGTTTCCGTTGCGCCCAATTCGGTTGTGTTTGGTTCACCGTATAAAGCGTTGATAGCCGGTTCTGCGCCCTGCCATACAAGTCTACCCGTAGTATCCCCGAAGTTGTGGTCCTCGCGTAGCCTTTCTTTGATAGCGTCAATGAGTACATCAAAATCCGCCATAGCCGCCTCGCTGTTAGGCTCAACAGAATGGTGGAATATTTGTAATACAACGGTGTAGTCAATGCGCTTCCAACCGGTGTGAGGGCCGCCTACTGCGATACGACTCTCGCGTTCGGCTTGAATAAATATCACGACAGCCGCTCTTGATAGTTCGCCGGCTACTGCGTTTACTTCAAAGTTAATTATCTTGGGAAATGAGGTAAAGATTTGGTTGAGGTGTTTGATGTTTCCGTTCAACAACCACTTGTACAAGGTGTCGCGAACGCCTACGCGACCGGCCATTAACGAACCCTTCTATATTTGTCAATCATGTCTAGGGCTATCTTGATATTTGAGCCGTAGAGGTCAGAGCCGACTACTTGGCCTACCGGGCGCTGTGTCATGCTCATCATCATCGCTGAGTCACCGCGTACCTTGAGAAATGCGGTCGTGAGCAGGATACATGCTTGTTTGATTGCTCCCGGCATGTTGCTAAATGACGCTCCTGCGAGGTGTGTGTAAGCGAGTGCGCTCACAAGAGGTACCGTAGTGCTACCGAATGTGTAGTTGCTCGCTACGGTCACGCGTTCGGTCTTTGAGCCGTCTGTGAGTAAATACTGTTGGCCAGCGATAATTCCGGTGCCGTCTGTGACGGTGATTGTGGTTGCGCCAGCGCTCGCCGCCCCTGCCGTAGTGTTCACATAACCCGAAATGTATGTGTATTTCGTGAAAATCTGTGTGAAAGGTGAAGTCCCGCCAAACGCTAGAGGCCCTTGACTTGTGTATGTGGTTGCCAATTGTGACAGCGGGATAATGACTTGTGAGTTCTCAAACCAAGCGGTTGAAGGGTCGGTGAGTGTTTGTAGATTGTTTGGGTCGCTTCCGTATTGAAACGAAACAAGCGCCAAGATTGGATTGTTGTTCGGGTGTAACGAAATGTAACCTTGTGGAGTCATGCGAATACGCTGAGTTTCCACGGTTTGTGTGGCTACTAGGTTTTGATTTAGATACTCGTCCATGAATGACGAGGCCCGGAGAATTACTGCCGCGAGTTCTGCGTCTTGAGCCGCTTCATTACCACCGACTACAAGGTTGCTTGTCTGTTGCGCGGTAGGAGCCGACTTATATTCGGCAATTGTAATGTAAGACTTTTCGTTGAATGTGAGCGGTGTAATTCCGGTTGTCATTTATTCTCCGTCCCGGGCTATTGGACTTTCGGCCTCATGACCACACCGGCCACATTTACGAAACCACCCGTTAAAACCACATTGTACGCAAGTGAACCCTCTTTGTTGGTCGCCTTCAGAATAAGGGTTAAGTGACGCTTCAAAATAACCTTCGCGCTTCATTAAATCTCCGTGGCGTTTACTTTCTACATTGTAGATACCACTTTTGTCAGGATTGTATTTAACTCCGCCAATAACTGTTTCCTTGACACCTTTATCCGGTGCTACATATCTTCCCATGATTGCCTTTCCTACTGAGTAAGGGGGTGGGGTTTCAAGGCCCGCACCCCCTTATCTATTCAGTTATGAACTACGCGTTGATGATTCCTGAAACTGCGCCGTTCCAAGCAGGAGCGGTACAGAAGAAGGTTCCACGGAAATATGTGGAGAAGTCGTAGGTGAACTGTACGACCGGCCATTGAATTCCCATGTAATCCTGAACCATGAAGTTCGCCCAAACATCTGATACCTCAGTATCAGGAATTGGAAGGGTGAACGATAGAACAGGAGCAACACCTTGGTTGAGCCAAGGGTGAACCATGAGGTCTACTGCCTTTCCGGTTACTTCGTTCTGAAGTCCGGTGACGATTGAACCGTAGGTGGTTCCGCCAGCGCCCGGGTCGTTGATGACTAGGCGGTAGTTAGCAGTTGAGCCGTTCTTGATTGCGTCAGAAAGTTGCTTACGGTCGTTGCCGTTCAAAAGAACAACATCAGGGTCAGCCTTTACATTCTGATACATGGTTGCGAATACACTCTGGAATTCCACGCCCGGATTGCTTGTGCTGAACGCGCTGTTGATTGCGTTGATAGCACCGCTGTTTGGACCTAGAACTGTTGGAAGGATTCCGTCATAACCTGTTGCGTAAGCAGAGGTATCTGCGGACGCACGAGAAGCGGCGGCTCCTGAAGTTGTGAAAGCCGCGTTGTTTCCGGATAGACCGGCTGTTCCAGCACCTTGAATTGTAAAAGTGCCAGTTCCCTTAAGGGTTCCCTGATACTTGAGGTTTGCGGCACCGGTAGCGGTTCCAACATAAATGTTGTATCCAAGTGCGCCGACAACAGCGCTCGCAACGGTGATTGTTAGAACATCACCTGAAGCAACAGCGGTGTTAGCCTCTGTACCAAGAATTGACTCGCCGAAACCGTTTCCTGAAATACCTGCGTCTGCGGTGACATTTACATAGTAAGTTGTCGCGGCGAGTGCGGTCTGTCCGGAAGTAGCAACAGGTGAAGCGAGTGTGAAAGTTGGAGCGGATAGTGCGCCTGAGTAACCTGAGGCAGTTCCGCGAGCCATCAACATCATGCGTTCTTCCATAAGCATTGTCGCGTATAGAGTTGAAGTTGAGGACAACTGGCGTAGGTCCTGATAACCAAGACCGGAGAAGTTGGCGTCAAACGAAACGCTATCGGATAGTGAGTATGAGTTGTATGGCAATACTAAATCATCAGCGGCATACGAAATCTGTGGACCGCGCTCAAGAGTGAGGCCACCGAAGGTGTTTGTCGTTGATTCTGTGATTCCCGGCCATAGATTGCCGACTCCGCCAGTACCAGTACCGGTGTAGCCAAGAATTCTCTTGACACGGTGGCTTGTACCAACACCCTTCTTACGAGGGATTCTGTTACGGAGTGGAGTTGGGCGAGGGGTGAGCAACTTAGCAGGAGCCTCTAGGTCAAACGCCGCAAACGAAGTTGAAAGCGGGGTTGTTAGAGTGATTTCCTTGTTGATGTCGCCCATAGCACCGCGTTGTGCGGCGAGAGCGGTCTGAAGGCTCGCGGTTGCCTCAGGTGAGAGGGACTTGTTAATCGCGAGTGCTTCAATGGCGGCAACAGGGTCGGTAGGTGCTTGACCCGGCGTTGTTGAGCCATTAGCGAGGGCCTTATTGAGTACGCCTTGGAATTCTTCCATGCGTTCAGCGGCTTCTACTGGAGAAGCGCCGTCAAATAGGTCCGCCGCCTTAGGGGCTTGGAGAGCCATTTGGTTTCCTTTCGTGGAGTTACTTTGATTCGGCTTCAGCGGCGTTTGCGAATTTCTCTGCGAGCGCCTTGTAGCCTTTAATCAAAAGTGGGTCTGTGGTTGCGTTTGCTTTTGCGCGATAGACAGCGGCTTTTGTCAAATTGTCAGAAACCTTTGTATCTATCGGTTTGGCGGTTCTCTTTGGACCGCCGGCAACAGCCAAAGACTTAGCAACTGCTAACTCGGATTCCAAGGACGCCGCCTTCGTTTCTGCCGCCTCTTTTGCGGACAACAACGAAGCGACCTCAGCCCTAATGGACTCGGTAGCACTCTTGACAGCCTTTTCTACTATTGCTTCTACATCTGCGGAAGCGGGTGCTTCCTCAGAAACTTCTGCGTCTGCCGGTTCCTTAACTTCTTCTTCAACTTTTTCCTCGGCAGGAGTTTCAACTACATCACCTTCAGCGGACTTAGGAGTTTCGCCGGGTGCGTACATTTCAGCGGTCGTGACATGTGAAGGCATGGCAACATTCGCGAAATCATTTGTAGTTGTTGCGCCATGGTCAGCGCCGGGAGTAGCACAACCACATTCAAGGCACTTAGATACCTCAGCGGTTTTTTCTACTTCTTCTTTTTCATCATTATCACTTTCAACCGACTTCATATATTTGTCGTAAGCCTTTTCAGCGGCGTCATTTTCCATGCCGGCTTCTTTACAACGCTTCATGAAATCAGATTTTGATTCACCCTTTTTAGGTTTCATCTCGTCTGAATGTGCGGCGAGTTCAATGTTTTCTTCCATTACTTCTCCTTCTGCTTCCTCACCCGCGTACCACGCGAATAGGTGATGAACGGCGGCTAATAGGTGAGAGAGCGAGGCTTCTTCGTTGTGGCCCTCGCCCATTTCTTCGGCTTCAATTGCGATAAGTTGTGCCAGCGCTTGACGAGCGTTGTCATAAGTTTTCTTATCAAACTTCAAGAGGTCGCCACCGGCATACGACTTAGACATGTCAATAATGTCTTGGGCGAGTAAGTCCATGGCACCCCTTTCTGTAACTTCCGATAATTGTAATCTATCGGCCGATTTCTCGGTCTTTTTCTTGTAGGTACCCCCGCGCTTTTTGTATTCACGGACGACCCAAGCATTAGCAACAGCAGAAGGGTAGACATCAAACTTTTCTTTAGCCTCACGCTTTACCCGGTTATACAGTTCCTTGTCAGCCGGCTCAGAGCCACCGCCGCCACGGAGCATACCCTCATAATTTGGCTTCTTGTCTTCTTTCTCAATGAGTTGTTCAACCTTCCACCACCCGTTTTCACCTTCAGCGGACTTGGCTAGAACCAATTGACAATTTGGGTTAGCAGGACGGTCTACAAGTGAAACCTCAACGATTTGGCCGTCAATAATTCTGCCGTTTGCCGCCTTTTGGTCACGAACAACGCGTGGGGATTTAATACCAATACTGAAACCCTTGAGTACGCCAGTATCAACCTTCTTGACGCTTACAGGGTCTACAACGAGAGCGCGAATATAGTGGCCGTCATTTTTCTTTTCATATTCCTTGGCAACACCGGCCGCGATATTGGAGTGTTGCTCACGAATGTTGCCGCCGGATTTGAACCAATCAGGCATAGCCCTGTCTAACCAAACCGGGTCACAGATTTGTTGGTCAATATCTAGGGAGTCATCTGTTGCCTTGCCATACACCATGAGCGTACCGTCTGCGTTCTTATCAGCCTTAATAATATTAAAGAAGGCGGTGGTCATATCAAGCGTATTGGCCATTATTTTTCTCCTTGTAATGTGGATATAACTTTATCAGGTTTGTAACCCTTCTTGAGGTAAGAGCGGTAGGGTTCAAGAATTTGGTCCTCGCTAGAGGCTAGTTCAACTGCCTCAATAAAACGATACTTGACTTCAATCGGCATAGGTTGAACCACCTTGGCCATACGCCTTGATAAATCCGGCTCATTTATGTTCATCGTTTGACTATTGCCTTTCCACGATTTAGGACTATGTAATAATTTTCCTCTAAATTGTTTGCGACCATTTGACTCGTAACAACCCTTATACCGTCATATCCTAGAAGGGTTGCCACCGTACCTTCATCGTCAAGTAATGTTCTCAAATCATGATACTTGGCTTCTTTTTTGGTCCACTCAATCCATATTGGATTATCAAAATAAGTCATACCAGCGGCCAATGAATCAGCCTTGGCTTTAGCCCTACCGGCCAAGATTAGTTCATCAAGAGCAGTTCGTATGTCTTTGATTTTGTATCTTAAATCCGTTTGTTTAATAAAATTGGCGCTGTTTGGAATCAACATTTCCATAACATTATTCATGTCACCCTTGGCATAGTTCAAGGCTGTTTGAAGGCTTGTTGATGTATAAGTTCCGTTACCGTGTACTCCAAACCCGGCATAATGTTTTCCATACTTGTAATCATTTATGAATTCTGCCGCGTTAATGCCTCGTGCGTCTACGATACCTCTAAATACCGGTACGCCCTCTTTTTTGGCTACGAGAGCGTCAAACTCATCAGGACCTAGCACCGTAGGGTCAGCGTTATATCCCTTGACGCGATAAGCGGCAGACAATCGGTATTCGCCAATACCAATAACATCTGAATCTATTAACTCGCGATAAGTTTCGCTTGTTTCAAATAATTCTCTTTCAGATAATCCGCTGATAGTTGGCTCAATTGGCATGATGTCATTTATCTCGCCAGTAGGCTCAAAATCAGGAACAACCGGCAATAAAGCGCAACGGCAGTTCGGGTGAACCGGTGGTTGAGTATCACCGCTCGGGAATGTGGCCCCTACATTTACAACCTTGCCTTCATTGAGTACACACTTATCACAAGGGTCTGATGTCACCCATTCCATTTGTTCAAGGCCGAATTGTTGGTATCGCTCAATCGTGGCCCGGCTAATTGCTCTATTGGTTTCAGTAATTGCAATTGTGAGCGCCCTCGCCGGGTCACTAACGCTATCTTGAATTAGTTTAGCCGCTCTCCTACCCGATAATCCAAGCGCTAAGGCGTCTGCGAGCGCCGTTCCTAGACGGTCGTATCCTGTACGGTCAATACCCCTAATCGTGGCTCCTTGGGCCTCTAAGAGCCGTTGAAATGCCTTTGTAGGTTTAACCAGTAGTGCCGCCGCCGCGTCACCGGGTTTCCAGTTTGCCCAATCTATGTAATCAGGGTCATCGGCTTTCTTGAGTTCTTTCGCTTGGCGTATAGCGTCATCTGCGGACACAATTCCAAGAGCAAAACCCTCAGCCCAAGTCCTGCGAAGTGCGGCTATGAGTGCGTCATTGTCAAACGGTACGGAGAGCATGGCCCACGCCCTAGCCCTAGCCCTATCTTGAGCCGAGTTCTTTGATACCGCGGGTTGTGTGCGCTTATATGCCTCAAAGACACGCTCCCAC